CCATCTTGTTGTATTGATTTCCATCTTTCAGGAGAACCATATATTATAGGAACACTAATCATTTCTCCGTCTTGGAAGACTTGAGGTTTAATTGTGTTATTAAAATAATATATAATAGCTCCATCTAAGTCTTGTAAACCAATGGAAAAATCTTTTATTTTATCGTTTTTACGAGAAATTTCTCTAGCACGATTTTGAGTAAAAGAAGTGGTAGAAACTGGCTTGCCTATTGATTTATCATAGGCCTCTATTTGTGACTGTGCAGCCTCAAATGGTTTTGTTGTTTCTATAGATCTTTTTCTCATTATATTCTACCTTGCTTTTCTAAAGCCATTAATTTATCTAAAGCATTCATTGCTCTAAATAGTTGATTGTATAATTTACTAATTTCCTTTGCTGTAGCAGCAATATCTGGGTTTGTAGAGAATGTAAATACATCAAATTCTCTTTTATTTTGAATTATAGTTCTCTTAATGTTATCAATTTTAGGTAAATTAATTACTTGAGAAGCTGACATTTCAGGACGATTTGGATCCTGAGGTAATGGGACTAAAATTCTTCCTGTTTTGTATAATTCTCTCTTTTGTTCAGGAGATAAATCTGAAATAGTAACTTCAGAACTTCCCATCATTTCGTCTAATATATCTGTTAATTTCATAATTAATATTGTCCTACTTTTTCAATTGTTTGTAATCTAGGAATAAATTGTAATAAACCATCTACTTTATGAGTAGTTGATGATGCAATTTTAATTTTTTGTATTTCTTCTTCGGGGGTTGATTGCACAATAAATTTTAATTTTAATAAAGAAAATTCAGCTACGTTAGTTGCTTTATTATCTAAAAAATCACTTTGTTGTACAGTTACAACTACAACTCCAGGTAATGCTCTAACCTCATTATAAATCAATACTTGATTATAATTTGAATTAGTTTTTATCAATACTTCTATTCTGTATATAGATAAAATTTCGTTTAATATGTTTTCTAGTTTTATCATGATTCTAATATATTTAATCTTGTCATTCTTGTTAAAGAACAATTCAAGATATATATAATAAGGTTACCAGAGGAATTTGCTGTTTGAGCTGATATAGGTGTTCCCCCCGCTGTATAAAACTGAGCATCGGTTGATGTTACTTCGTAATATCTATCTCTATCAACTATTATATCTCCAACTTCTGGTGTAAAGTTAAATTGTTCAACTGTTAATTTTGGTATGCTTATTGTAATGCTTTGAGTAGGGTCGGAACCATATTCAACATCTACATAAGATAAAGCAGTTCTTTCAATTAAACACTTTATTTCCATTGGAGGATAATACCATTTCTCCATTGACTCACCATACATATTAGCTACTGTATTGTCTAAGTCACATTTAAAATATCCCACCTTCATACCAGCAAAATTAATTGCTTGTTGAACAGTAGCTGCTGCTTGACCACCAGGACCTGGAGAGGGTGCGGGTGTAGCAGGTGGAGGTGTGCCTGTTGAAGGTGCAGGAGATCCTATTCCACCTCCTCTTGGTGGTGGTGAAACAATAGGAGCTTGTGAAACTGTTCCTCCTTCTTTTATAATTCCTTTAGCCATTATTTAATATAAATTGGTAATGGAATAGATGCTAAAGTATCTTTTAAGAATCCAGCTTCTTGTTGTTTTCTTTCAAGTTGGCTCTTACGAGAAACCTCATTTAGCATTTCTTTTAATTCCAAAATTAAATCTTCTTTTTCTTTTCTAGCATCTGTAATCAATTCAGAACCATTTATTGGTCCTATACCTTGAATACTTGTAGCAGAATATTGAATACGAATATGTGCTTCAACTTCCCTAGCTAATGCTAAAGTATATTTAAATATCCACATTCTACCAACAGTATTAATATTCATGTATACAGGATTTCTGTAAGGAACATTCATTATATCAGTAACAACATTCTTTCTTTTATCTCTTAATATATTATTTTTGTTACTTTTCTTAACATATTCAAAATATAAATTAAGATCAATAGATGGTCTTGGGAATATTCTTAATTGGTTATTTCTTAATTCAAATGAATAACCAGCACGTCTAATAGTATCGTTTAACTCAATTGATTGAATTTTCTGTAAGTCAAAATTCATAGGCATTAATAAGAAATTAATACCAGGAGAAAACTGACCAAACCCAAATGTTTCAAGTAATGATTGAACACCAGTACCTGTACCAGCATACGGATCAAAATATCTTGCGATAGCGGGTGGTTGTTCATAAAATACTCTTCTAATCTCAATTGTATCTCCAGACTCTAATGATTCAGAAACAGCAGCCCAAGCATTTAAATCATAATCTTGTTCTCCAGGGATTAAAGGTAATACACCTTTTTTAACATCATAATTTCCCCCAACATTTGCTTCAGCACCATAACCATCAGCAATAACTGATGTTATAGTTGTTAAATTATTGCTTAATACTTTATCATTAAATGTTTCAACGGTTGTTTGAATATAAACTGTTGGAATTGTACCATTTGATCCAGTAAATCTTGCCCCAGTACCTGAAATATTAGGTGTTGTTGTAAAGAAATAGATATGAGAATAACCTTCTGGGATACTATAATTAGAACCTGAAGTTACTCCTGTAAATTGTGCTAAAGTCCCATTAATTCTAAAATTAGTTGGATTAGACAATGATAATGAAGAAGAAATATTTAAAGTTGTTGCAGGAGAACCTGTAACAAATGTCATAGGTGTACCAAATGAAGCAGAAGACACTGCTGTTAATTTAGCTGCTATGTTTGCTGCGGTTAGTGCTGCTGTGCTTCCAGTTACAATATAAAAGTTTGTATCAGTATCAGGTAAACTTCCTGAACCAATATTAAAAGTTGTAATAGTATTGTTACTACCTGTTACAACAAATGATGTTGAACCTGAAGTAATACTAACACTAGCTGCATTGAATGATGAAGTAGCAGCATTATAATATGGTGTAACAACTGTTGCACCACCTGTTCTGTTAAATTGGTTATATACAAACTGGCTTAAATCCATTATAAGATCACCAGTTCCGGTATATGTTGGATCATTAAATCCAGATCCCAAAGTAAATGAGTTGATATAGCTAAAATCAGGCGCGATAAAATCGTTGACAGAGGCGGAAATAACCCAGATCTCGTTGTCTACGATAGACGCTGAATAAGACTGATTATAGTTGACTTCAGCCCAATTCGCTGGTCTTGGAGCCGACCAAGTTACTGGAGATCCAATATCATCACTTAATATATGTGTATAACCAATGTTTGAAAATGGAGAGGTATCTGAACCTTCCATGTTGATATAGTTATCTCTAATTTTATATTGATAAACTAAATTACCATAAGTAGTAACAGCTTCTTCAAAGGCAGCATATACGGTTAAATCACTAATGTTCAATGTTGATAAACCAATACCCGTACCTAAGCGTTGAGCAATGTATCTAGCAGCACTTTTAGCGTCACGTAAGAATTCAGGATCATCAGTATAGTATTCAAAAGGACAATTGCCTTTTACATTAGAGAGGTATGATACATCACCACCGTAATTATCATATAGTTGCATTAAGTTAATTGCCATTATAAACTAGTATTTGTCATGTATAAATATTGAATATATTTTACTTTCCATATTCAAAATCCAATATTTTACCGACTAGGTCTGATCTGTGGTTTGTTGCTAATTTAATCCATTGAATTTCCTCAATTTTTTTAGATAATTCAATAGCATATGACAATCCATTTAATTCACCTGTTGGGTTTTTAATATCAGTCTGTTCATTATCTCCGTTAATTACTATTTTACCATTTTTACCTAAACGTGTTAGTATGGCTAACATTTCACCTTTAGTTAAGTTTTGTGCTTCTTCAACGATTAAAATATCGTCAATTGTTTTACCACGAATAAACTGAACAGGTAATGCTTTAATTTTTTCTTCTTGTACTAATTTTGCAACCTCATTTTTATCAGAACAGCATTTAGATATATTTTCTAATAATGCTTCCATATATGGGTCAAACTTTTCACTTAATGCTCCTGGTAGGAATCCTAAACTTTTACCTACTTCAACAGCAGCGCGTGTATTGTATATACAGTCTACTTGTTTCCTTTTAAGAAAATCTAATGCTGCTTGAGCACATACTAATGATTTTCCACTTCCTGCTCTACCTGTTATTACAACAATTTGATTCTCTACTATTAATCGTTTTGCTTCTTTTTGTTCTTCATTTAGTTGAACTGCGTTGATTGACTTAATTTCACTTTTGCGTTCTCGATTAGGTTCTTTCATGTGTAACGATTGTTTAATTTCCAATAAATATTAATAAAAGAAGCCCGACCTTACGGGGTCGGGCTCTTTATTATTTAACCTTACGGGGTTAAGTATTGTTTAATTAAATTAAACAGTTTCTAAACCATGTACAATCACTTTACCATAGAATTCAGGACGAACCATTTTCTTTGCGTAACGAGTCATTAAACCTTTACGTGGAGTAAATGTTGTTGGATCGTATACTAATGGAGTCATCATTACTGGAATATAAGGAGCAAATACAGCACCTGTTTCCAAGAACTGAGCACCTTTGTAACCCATTAAGATTAAGTTCTCAGTGAAGTAAGGATTTTTGTAAACTTTGTAACGGCTGTTTAAAGAACCGATCTTTTGGATACCGAAATTGAATTCAGCTTTTTCACCATCACCATCAGAAGCAAATCCTGGGATTGATTCTAAGATAGTTGCAACAGTTGGAGATACTACTAAGAAATTAGCACCACCACGTAATGTTAATTGGTGAATTTTGTTAGAAACTTTCTGTAATTTAGTTCCTAAAGTTTGGAACCAACCACCTTGAGTGTTGTAGAAAGTGTTTGTTAAAGAAGCAAAAGAGCTACCATTCCAAGCCACGTTGTTCTGAGCTGACCAAAATTCAGTTGTTGTTGTTGGTACATTCTTGATCAACATTTCTAAGATTTCTAAATCAATTTCCATAGAAATATACTGGCTCATTAAGCTAGTTAATTCAGCTTCAGCATCGATTGAATGATAAGCATTCAAATCTTGTGCGAATTCTGGAGTCCATTGTGCTTTTAACTTACGAGTTTTAGCAACAACTGCTTCAGACTTCATGTTAACGTCTAATGAAGGGATAACGATTTGAGAAGCACTGTTAGCGTTTGGTACACTGTAGTCAGCTCTATCTTCGAAATCACCACGAGCGTTATCACGGTTAGCTTTGTTAAAGAACAATACTACGTTTTCTTTAGCACCACCATCTACTACGTAGATAATATCGTTTCCAGAAATTTTAGTGTATTGAGGTAATACTTTAGTTTCGTCAGCAGTAGAACCGCTAATGAAAGTACCACGAACTGCTTCAACATCTAAATCAGTAATTGCAGCAGCACCTGTTACAGTTACTTTCTTTAAACCAGTTAAAGATACAGTTGTATCATAATTAACGTCAGCTAATGCAGCAGAAGCTGTAGCAACTGAAGCAGAAGCGAATGATTGAGAGAATTGGTTAATTGAATAACCGAATTTACCAACACCGTATAAACCTTTAGCTGTGTCAGTTGACTTTAAGTCAGTTGAAGAACCATATAAAGATCCACCAAATGCTTTCTTATCTGTACCATATTTGAAGTCAAGATAGAAAATAAGACCTGAAGGTAAGCTCATAGATTGAACTGAAACGAATTCTTTTGCGCTAATGTCACCGAATACACGACGAACTAACGGTAAAGCAACTCCAGCCCAGTTCTCACCAAAACCAGCAGTGAAAGAAGCAGCGCCACCACCTAAACCGGTGTTATTGCTTTCTACTACCAATTGCTTAGCTTGGTTTTCTAACAAGATAGCCATGTTGTTTTTCTCAACTTCGTTTTTAAGACCTTCTAAAAGGCCTGACTTAGTCCACTTAGAGACTAAGGTATTAGCTGTATCCATTACGCGAGCGTAAGGATTAGCTGATTCTAATAATTGTTGAATTTCCATTTTTAAATGAATTTTTTGTTTTGTTTTTAATATTTAGTTATACCTGCTAACTTTTGGAATCTAGAAATTTGTTCGTTTGTTTCAACGATTTGTTTGCTAGGTGCATTGCCAGCTGGTTTTGAAGCGAATCCTTTAATGATTCCTTCTTTTACTATACTTTTAGAAGATTCTTTAGCTTCTAAAGACTCGTTAAGAGCTTCGAATACTAATTTAGCTTCGTTTGGTGTAGTTGCTCTGTCAAAAGCATTAATTACTTTGATTTTGTTGTCTTCTGATAGGTTTTTAGCTTTAAAGATCTTATTAACATATAATAACTTAGCGTTTAATAAGTTAATTTCGTTTAATTCTGTACGTAAAGTTTCGATTGTAGCAATTGCTTCGTCTAATTCTTTTTCGTCTTTTTTAACTTTTTTAGCTTCATATACTGCATCTTCATCTACTTCATTTTTATCTAAAGCATCTAATTCAGCTAGTAATTCTTCTAAGTTAATTTCATCTTCTTCTGACGTTTCTGGTTCTTCTTCACCATCTAACTCAACAGCATCATCATCCATCATTTCTTCATCTTCTGCACCTTCGGCGCCTAATTCAGAATCAACAATGTCTTTGATAATGTCTTTTAAATCTTCGATAGATAAATCAGCTACTGACATTGATTCTTCAGATTCTTCATCTTCCATTTCTTCTTCAGTTTCTTCATTACCTTCTCTCATACCAGCAGCAGCACCAGCTCCTAACTTTTCTAACTCAGCGTATGCTTTCTTAGCCATAGGTCCACCTTTTTTAATTAAGGCTTTAATACTATTGATAAGATTTTCTAAACCAGCACCAGCTGCATTAGATGGGTCATACCCACTACTTGCTCCTGTCATTTCGTCGATTTCTTCCATACCTTCTCTCATACCAGCAGCAGCACCAGCTCCTAATTTTTCTAATTCAGCATAAGCCTTTTTAGCAAGCGGTCCACCTTTTTTAATAAGAGATTTAATACCGTTAATGATGTTTTCTAAACCAGCACCTGCTGCATTAGATGGATCATATCCACCGCTTGCTCCAGTTACTTCGTCGATTTCTTCATCAGAACCTTCTTCAAGTTCTAATTCGGCTAAAAACTCGTCTAAATTTAACTCTTCTTCCATGTTTTCTTCATGAGAAGTTTCTACTTCTTCGATTTCTTCTTTGATCTCATCATCATCTTTTGCCATTTCTTCTAATTTAGAAGCTAACATAGATTGTAAGTGAGGAGTCAAAGTTTCTTCTAAAGCAGCTTTTGCATTAACTAACGCAGCTTCGCGGATAGTTTTTGCTTCAGCAATTGCTTGCTTAAATAATTCTTTGTTTGTCATCTTGTCCTTAAATTTTTTTCGGAAATAAGCTTATTAGAGGGGAAGCTTAATAGGGATTTGTATAATACCTGAACTACAATAAAAAATGGGTAGTCCATTTTAGGCTACCCATAAATATATGTAGATACGAAAAACCGTGAGGAGTTTCAGTATGTTTAGCAAAGAGGGCAAACGCCTGTTTGATTACAAATAATTTCTGTAATTAAACTACTTACTTTGCTATAATCTTTATTAATTTGTATTTGTTTACCTTCAGATAATGACATATAAGCACCTGGTGTTGATGGTACTGATACTAGATCCCAACATAATAGTTCAAAATCGTCTTGTACCTCTACTGTCTCACCTAATTGCTTAACACTACCCATACCACGAGATGAAATACCTAATGGAATGCCTGCTAATACAATTTCTTGTGCAATTTTACCTGAGGGTGTATTTAATAATTCTAATTCACCCATTACATCATTTCCTTCCCACCAAACTCTAGTGATGATGTGGGAAACGTTATTTAAGTTAATAATTGATGATTCCGGGTGATCTAATTCACCTGTTGATGTTCTGGTAGATATAGGTCCTTTAGTGTACATATCTACCTGTTTTTTAAGAATATTCATAGGATAAACACGACCATTGCCGTTTTTAACTTCGGCTTCCTGTAATTTACCTTTAATACGCATTCTAGCACCACTTGCTTCTTTACCTTCAGATAAAGTAAGCTTAGCTATGTGGAATGGTGTATGGTCTACTAATAGTTGTTTCATATTTATTTACTATTTTCTTCTTTTAGTACTTCGCGTACAATATTTTCTAACGTTGCTTTGAATTTTTCAAAAGCAGCACCTACATCTACCTTACCAATTGATTGTCTTGATGGAGTTAAAATATAGGCTGTTGTTGGTAATCTATCATCATGTTCTTCTACATCCTCTTCAATATTAAATTGTAATTTGAATTTTTCTAAAAGAGTTGATGGTAATTTTTCCCAATAACCATATCTTAATACGGCTCTATTACTGTCTCTACCAATATTTTGTAAAGTAAATTTATCTGAAAATGGTTTTAAAGTATTATTCATCTCAATAAATTGAGCAGCTTGTTTAACAGTGTCATTTGGTTCTTCACCAGGAAACATATTTAATCTAGCTTCTTTAACAACTTTCATGCCGTTTTCTTTATCAACAAATTCATCTTTTTTAGGTGATTTGACAGATTTAGCTTTAGCTTTTGGTCTTTCTTGGTAAGAATCAATACCAGATAATTTTAATTGACTGTAATATGATGGGTTTTCTTTTAAATGATCTATAGCAATTTTTGCTGCTTTTTTAACATCACCTGTATGTCCCATTTCAGCTTTAATACCCATTGTTAATTCAACAGGATTTGCTACAAATTCTTGTTTTTTAGATTCAGTTACATTTTTAACTGTAGTAGACACTTTTGCTAATCTATAGAAATACCATTCCCCTCTACTATGATCCATTTTTTGGTTAACAATATCACCTGGATTTATAGCTCCTTGAACTTGTTTCGATGTCCATCCTTTTTTAAGCACAGGCCCCTTATAGTCTGAAAGTTGAAATCTATTAACTATTGATTCTGCTTTATCTACCATTGTTGGGTTTACATTCAAAAGTAATGTTTGAGTTTCAGGTGTTTGAGATACCTGAAATAAAACTGCTTTTGGATTTGTTTTTACTATATTTAGTTGCTCCTGTGTAGCATTCTGCATTAGAATTAAGGTATCAAACCCAGCTTCTTTAAATCTTTTATCTAAATCTTGTCCAAAAGCTTTAATATCTTTATTTAATGCTTCATTTACGGTTGTTTCTTCTCCTACAGTGTTTGTTTCATCAAGAGTTTCATTTCCAGATAAAAATTTTCCGTTTTCAAAGGATACGATAGTTTTTTTACTATCATATAAATCAGACACTATAAAAGTTTCATTTGGGCCCTGTTCTACATATTTCTTTTTTCCTTCTTCTTTAGAAAGTTTCATAGCCTCTGACTTTGCTTTAGCAAATTTACCGAATTTATTTAATTCTTCACTTAAAAGACCTTTATTTTTTAAGATTTTAACTGAGTCAGTAAATGATGTTACATTAGTAACATATTGAGGAAATGTCATACGGACAGCTCTCATAAAGTTAACCTGAGATAAATTTCCTTCTAATAATTGGTTGTATTGATTTTGTATACTTTTCATATGCATTTATATTTTATCTACCTTGTCCTCTATATTTTTTTGGTTTTTGTTCTGTTGGGCCGTAACCTTTTTTGGCTTTACCTGTAGTTTTTTTACCAAATGAAGTCTTTTGAGAAGAAGATGACGATTTTGCCTTTGCCATTATTGGTTTAAGTTTTTAATTTTATTATTAAGTTGATTAACCATTTCTGATATAGAAGCAACATTCTTTTGAGTTGCTTTCCAATATGAAATACCACCTTCATCTTCACTTAATTCTTGTTTCATACGAGATGTATATTCAACAATACGATCAATTTCAGATAGTTTACGTTTTACTTCACGAATAGCTTTGTGCAATTGTTCAGATTTAGTTCTATATGTTACTTCTTTTTTGAACTTACCATAGGACACTTCATTAAGTACTCCTTGTTCAATTATATCGTTTAATTTCATTTCGTATATTTTTTTGTAGTCAAACATTTTTGAGTTTTTTGGTAGTGTTAAATCGGCTACTGTCCAACCCATTTTTTTTAAAAATTTTACTGCTCGATTATCACCTTTTTTCTTTCCAAAAGCGTAAGGAGTAGCATAATTTTCACCATATCCGGCATTAAAAGTAGCTCCACCACCTGTTACATTTTCTTCGCTCATCATTATTTCACGAGCGTATGCTTTGATAGCAGATTTTAATGCTGCTCTTTTTTCTTCATCTAATCCTTCTTTTCTTATTAAATTTATATTTTGTGTAAAAAGTTGAGTTGATTGGAGAAATTTACTAATACTTGATTTCATTACTTGATATAACATATCAACTCCTTTAATAATTGGTTGTAACCATCCTAAATAAGAAGTAAAATCTGTTAAGTTTGAAATAATATTTTTTAAACCAGCCTCAGATAAATAAGAAAGTATAAAATTCTTAATAACATCTGGAGCTAATCCTGCCATTTTATCTATTACGTATTTAGCAATAGCACCAATTCCCGTAGCTGCTAAAAATTTCTGCCATCCTGTAAGGTTAGTAATTTTAGCTACTACACCATTGATGGAGGTAATTAAATTATTTAATCCTAATTTATTTAAAAGAGCTATTAAACTTTTTAAAATGTTTTGTTTGAAATTGTACCAAACATCATCTGAAAAACGTTGTAATATTGTTGAATTTGACATTACCTGCCCTATAACAGCAGCGGCATCTTTCCAGTCACTAATTTTACTAATTACATCATCATATTTTTCTCGAGCATATGCTTTCACACTATCCAAGAATGCTTCTTGCAATAGTTGTTCTTGTAAAAGTTTATTTTCTATGCTCAATTCCATTATTTATAGCCTAACTTAGTTAATACTTGTTCAACTTGGCTTCTAACAGCAGATTTACTAATTTTACCTGGTACAAATCCTAAAGATTGAAACCAAACTTCAAAAGCTCCTGGGAATTCCTGGATACTGTTAATATTTTTAGATTTGCTAGCTACAGTAGTCGCTGACGCTTGTGCTCTGCCTAAAGCAGTAACATCACTAGGTGTGTTGATTGCTTCTTTTATCACCTCTCTTATAAGAGATTGTAGTTGTTTTTCGTTCATTATTTAACAGATTTTAATTCGGCTACTAATTGATGATAAGTTAATAATGTAATTATATCATCATCTTTTACACTTTGATTTTTATCTAAAGGTTTAATTAGATTAACTACTTCATTAATTTTAATTTTAATAGTATTATCTTCAACCTTTTCAACTAACTTGGTTAATTGTTTTTTAATTCCATCTATGTTGTTGTTAACAAAATCTTTTAATTTTGTAGTACTAGACACATTGTTGATAAATTCTTTTAATACTGATTTTTGATCTAAAGTTAAGTCACCATACTTCTCATTGAATTTTTCAATGAGCATTTTGTAAGCTAAAAGACGAGTGCCTTTATCCATTTCACTATATTCTTCCATTACACGGTCTCTAACTTCTTCTTTATTTACTTCTTTACGAGTAATATGTTCAAGCAAAGTTACTTTATTATCAATAACACTAGTTGGGTCTACAAATTCTAATGTGCCATAAGCTTCCATTAGTGTATAAACAGCGGCGTGTTGTTTGTAATTGTTTACTTTAGCTTTAAAGAATTCTTCTAAATTATAGTGTGCCTTAATTTCTTTAATTAAGTTATACTTTTCTTTGCGAAGAGCAGTACGATTTAGGCGTGAATGAATTTCTAAAATGGTATTGATTAATGATTCAGCTTTACCTTCAGAAACGGCTTTATTAGCAATTAAGGTTTGATATAATTTATATTCCTTAGCTAATTCCGATTTGCTAAAATACTTTTTAATTAAAGGTAAAGACGCAGAATCTTTACCAGAAATAGTATCGGATGTTACTTGTCTCAATAAGAGTTCAAATAAGATCCCCGTATTTTTGTATTTGTTATGTTTTATTTTCATAAAAAGTATATAATCATTGCGTATAAATATGTTATTTCTCTATACCCTTGATGTTATCTTCATTTAATAAATTAGATTCTATTGGTTTTGTACTTTCGTACAATGTTATTGTTTTTTGCTCAGCCGCCTCTTTTGCTCTTTGTAATTCTCTTAATGCTAGCGGTGAACCACCTTTATATGCTTGCTGCATTGGATTTTTATCTTGGTTAGCAGTCATGTTGTATTCCTTACTACCTATTGGGTCTTTACCAAATGCGCTTTTCTGAGTGCCAAATATAGATGCTTTTTGTGTTGGGCGACCAACTGGATCTTTTTCATCGTATCCTACTGGTACGGCACCTTGTCCGCTTCTACCTTTACCATATAGTGAAGCTAAATCATGTGGAGTACCAAATGATCTACCTGTTTTAGCTGGGTCATTACCTTCATTTTCAACTTGTTGAAGTCTAAAGGCACGTTTTTTATCCTCTAATACTAAATCACGATATTCATCTACTTGATCATCACTGAATTGGAATATTCTATCGTATATAAAATCAGATGGGATGATACCTGTATCAATAGCATCTTTAGCTAATGATACTTTTTCTTTCCACAATGCTATTTGTTCTTGTTGATAGATAATAGATGGTGGAGTTAAAGATAATTCAAAGTTTGTTAATGAATCACCATCAAATCCTTGTGTATATAAGTGTACTAATGCAATTTTATATAGTTCAGATACAAGTACCTTTTGTATACGTTCAATTGTACGAGCAAATCTAATATCTTCAGCAGCTAATGTTGCCTTACCAGTTAAATCTTTTTCGAATCCGAAGAATGCTTTAGGTACCTTAAGGGCAGCTAACATTTCATCACGTAAGAAATTTACATCTTCAATACCATTATATTCTAAACCTTTTAAAGTATCGATTTTAGTATTTTGGTTTGCACCTCTAACTGGTATGATAAAGTCTTCAAGTGAATTCTGAATATTATAACGTAAATTGTATTCACCTGTTTGAGCATCCATAAATGGAGTCTTCTTCATCTTATTGGTGATACGCTCCATATAGTTATCAACTTCAGAAGCTGGTATTCCACCTACGTCTACGTAGAAGATACGTTTTTCAGGCGATCTCATAATGCGGTGAATTAACATCGCATCTTTCATTAATGTATATTGTTTATAAACCTTACGAGCAGGTTCAATAAATGAACGTCCATAAGGAAGATAATTAGCATCAGCATATAACCTAAAATGCGCTATTTCGTAATTTTCAAAACGCTTTTTCATGTTACTCTTATCCATATGGATAGTAGATGCTAGTGCGTTTGGATCATATTCAAAATAAACCTCAAATGGATTTTCAGGATTTAAACCTTCTCTTCTAGCTAATTCATATGATGATAAAGGCATAACATTGTATACCCCCACTTCACTATTAATTTCTAAGAATAGATAAAAATCTCCATATTTGCACATTTGACGAGTCCAAGGCCAAAGATTAAATTCTACATTTAAGATATCATAGAATAAATTATAAAGTACTCTTTGTACTTTTTCATCTGAAGAACGAATCTGTAATACTTCTCCAGCTTCATTTTTTAATGTAGTTTCATCAGCAACAATGTCAAGAGCAGAAGCAATAATTGATTCTGAATCCATTGCTTCGTAATCATTATATAATTGTGTTCTTAATGTCTGATAGTTAATAGCAGGATTGAACATAGCAGACATGCTAGTTCTGTGTAGACGTGTAAAACGGTCTACTAAGCTATTTGTTTGTGCACTTCCATAGGCTTGAACACGGTCTGTGTCCACTACTTTTAATTGAGTTCCACCAACGTTTCTTACGATAACATCAGTTGAAAACAATCTTCGTAGCCTTGAAAATAAATCTGTATTAGCCATTTTTTTATTTTAGTATGTATAACAATAAATATTCTAACCCAATAACCATCGTATATCTTCTGCATTTCCATGGACATCATCTATGTTGTATGGATTACCTCCAGGTATCCATTGTCCACCCCCATACTGCTGATCTCCAGTTTTCCTAAAGTTTAATAAACTTGCAGTTGCTAGATCACGACCTATTTGCGCAAATCTGGATGCTGTGTCTCTAATGAATAAGCCCATTGATAATGCTAATACTAAATCATCATTATATCCATTTTGTGCTTGTCCCTTTCCGTGCATCCATATAAACACTCTTAATTCTTCAAGTAAGCGTTTTGAATGAAAGGTAAACGACTTATCTCGAAGGTACGACTCCATTTTTGAGATAACAAGTGGTCTTGTCTTTGCTGATGTAGTAAATCCAGGAACTGTTTGTCCTGAATCTAATTTTGATAAATACTTGTCAGCACTTAACTCACCATATGAGCGAGGTGAATAGTATAAATTCGCATACTCGCGATCTATAATAGTATTTACGACATCCCAACCGATATTGGCATTTTCCACCACTAAAAGCGCATTATTATATTCAGTAGCCACCGATACTAACATGTTTCCGTATTCACGTGTGCCTATATGAGATTTAAATTCTGCTACCTGTTGGCACGCCTCTAAATCAATAACCTGAAATGAAGAATAATCACTTCCATCTCCTCGGGCAACGTCTGCTGATACAATGTAATTTTTATTGTAATCAGGATATTGCCATATCCAAAAATCACCACCTATAAAACGGCGTTCAACAGGATCCATAATAAATCCTTCATAATATGCTAAAGTTTCAGGGTCAACTACTGTAGCCCCTGATCCTAAAAAGTCACAATCATATTCCTGCGCAAAATCTCTTGCAGTCATATTTTCTTTTTCATTTTTAACCCAGGCAGCATTTCTATCAGGGTGAACATCCCATTTTAACTGAGTAGGGATAAAGCTATTTTTGTTTAGTTCTGCTTCAACCCAAGTTTTATGGAACCAATTACCTACACCATTTGGTGAAGATAAAGCTACGCAACCACCACCTGTTGAGATTGTAGGTTTAATTGCGGTATATATTTTATCAATGCCCTCAATAAACGCAGCCTCATCCATAATCAACCAAGATACAGCAAATGAACGGCCAGCATCACTAGAAGCAGAGGTTGCTTTAATAAACGATCCATTTGATAATTTTAATGATGTTTGGTTTGATGCTACTGGTTTAGAACCTTTTAACCAAGATGGGAGGTTACTATACATGAATTGAACTTTTTCAACCATGTTTTGTGCTGTTAGTTGCTTAGTAGCAATACATAATATTGCTTTATCTTTATGAAATAACATTAACCATAAAGAATAACCAGCGCATAAGGTAGAAATACCTAACTGACGAGATTTATTGATAATGTTGTAGTCGTTTGATCGAAATGAATTTAATACATCTTCCTGGAATGGATATAAATGGAATAAAATTCTACCCTTAATTGGGTGGGTGATAAAACAATATTTTTTAAAGAAATGAACAGGATCAGAAGCACATTTGATATATTCCTGTTTAATTATGTCTTTTATGTTTGGATCGGTCATATACTGATTGTTGTATATAAATATATAAAGTTGAGCTCAACCTTGCGGATGAGCTCGGAGCTATAATACTGAGACTATAGCGGGGCAATAATATTTATTTCACTAACATTAAATAGCCAAGTCCACCAATTATAATATAGCTTCCTATACGTTGAAATTTAGATTTTACTTTTAATTTCTTTAATTGTAAATCAATTTGATTATATTGATCTTCCCAACCGGCAATTTCTTTATCTTTATTAGTTAAGATTAATTTATATTTGTTTTCTTTATTTTCAAACCCAACAATAATATTATCCTTAACAGTAATTTTTGTTTCTAATGTAGTAATAGTACTATCTTTTAATACAATAATTTGTTTAGCACCATCTAATTCAACTAAATCTTTAGCAGCAGCAACTAATACTGGTTGTGCTAATGGTAATGGGTTAGTTATTGTATCTGTTGGATAACGAGTATTGAATGAACTAATTAATTCATGTTCTGTAAAAGTATCAATTTTACTTTTTTCTACTTCAACAGTTTCAATAATTTTAATTACTTTTGTCTTTTGGTGTTCTACCTTATATGTTAATTCTTCACTAACATAATTTAATGAGTCAATAACTGCATCATCTTTTTTAATTTCAGCAAATAATGAATCATTTACTTTATGTAAACTATCCATTTCAACTAAAAATGCTTTATGATTAGCATTACTGCTACATTTTTCAAATAATACACTACATATTGCTATAATAGCTACTACTATAACAATTTTTGGTAACCATTTCTTAACTAGTAACATCATATTTTTATTTTTTGATACCTGCATAATATTGCATTTTATGCATAGCACTTTCGTTTAAATTATCTTCTTCATCTTCATCCTCAAGTGGATTTGGAATCGGTGGTGCAGGTATATATTCTTTGCCTGCTTTTTTAGCAATATCTTTTTGTAAATATTCTGATTTAGCAACTAAAGCATCAATTCTTTGTTCTAAACTTGCTTTTAAATCTGTTAAACCTTTAATTTCTCTAGCTGTACTACCTACGTCATTAATATCACCAGGTGTACTTCTATATCTTTTAGTTTTTAATAGATTAGATTTAACACTTTTTAAACGA